CTTCGGTGAAGCCTTCGAATCACTGCATCAGTTGCATGGCCGAGTTTGTGTCGCCGATACCTTGATCTAGTCGGCCCACAGCACCAGGGGATTTAGTGCGAACAATGCCACCAGGAGTAGAACGCAGCAGATCATCAAGGTTGACTTGATTCTCTACTGCAAAATAACGCCCATTCACTTGCAGATAGACATTATCCAGTTGCGCACGGATCAGACTGGTATTGACACGCTGAGGTTCGATAGCCAGATCAGCAGGACACATGCCGAAGAACAGATGCGGCAATGGAATAGAACCGAGAGCCACGAATGGAGGCTCATCGAATTCTTCATTAGAGAAAATATGAGTGCCGGACTTGCAGATCTTGCGCCATTCAGGGATACCATCGCCATCGTAATCGACTTGCATGTAAGCTTCGACCACCCACACTAGGCGTTGCGATTCGTCTAGGTCGTTACCCTCTTCGTTGAAGTACGATTCGTCATCAATGTAGTTCTCACGCTCAACACGCTCCATACTGTTCTCTGCGCCCGCGTCTTCAGTCGGCAGATAATCAGGGATCGTGTAACCGGAACTACGAAGTTGGCCGATAGAACGTTGGAATCGATGCGCGCAGAATGGCGAATTCTTGATTGACTTTGCACGGCGGCTAATCAGGAATTCTTCAGGCGGAACGTTCTCAATGCAGACGCGGCCACCTTCTTTAGTGCGTTTGCAGATAACGTCATAGAGAACTGGATCAGGTTGGGCCTGGAGCGCTTCATATTGCTGCTCCAGTTGCATTCCTTGCTGTGCAAGCTGCTGGTCCTGAGTCTGCTGATACTGAGCCTGAATCTGGTCAAGCTGAGCCTTCATCTGCTCCAGCGCTTTATTCTTCTGATCGACCGCCTCTTCGTCAGGATATGACTTTTGGCTAGTTACTTCGATTTCCTCATCTTCCATGAGGATAGCCAATTGCACGTCAGTCTGCCCGTTATAGCGCTCAGTAGTCTCAATGTGAGAGTTATCCCACCAGACTTTGATAATCCCGACCTTCTGCATCAAGGCTTCACGAATCCACGTTGCAGTGATTGTGTAGCCTGGATTCTTATTGCGGAATATGTGATTGACGTACTCGGAGATAAGCTTGGCTTGTGGCTCACCATCAGGACGGGTAGGCTCAAACTCAAATACGTTGTCCGAACCGTAGAAAGTTTTGAGCAAGGGCGCTTCCATGCCTAATACTGTATTGCGAACAGTCGTATCTACTACGCGAGAACGTCCGTCAATCTCAGGAGGAGCCAAATCTTCTTTGGGGATGCCGAGGAAGTAGTACTCATTGCGGCGGCGCATTTCCTCAAGCTTGCCATCACCATAGCCGTAAGACTGGCGAAGCTCGTTATCGATCATCGCCAGCAAGTCATGTTCGGTCAAGCGTTCTGGTTTTGGCATATTAGTAGTGGGCGTTTCACAACGATGCACTAAAAGTCTTAATTTCTCGCGATTCTACACTGATTTATTAAGCCGTGGAATATTTCATTCTTTAACTGCACGTTTACCATCTGGCTCGTGAACTACGTATTTTCTGCCCAGTACTTTCATCCCACGTCGCTTTCGTAAGGCTGCGGCTTTACAGTTTTGATGGCAAAACTTTGCTCTTGATGGGAAAGGAGTCATAAATTGAATGCCACATGTTTCGCAGATAACTTTGTGCTCGTATGCTTTTTCTTTCCACCTCTTTGAGATATTTTCTCCGTGCTCTTTATGCCACTTCTTTCCTTCTTCACTTCTGTGCCATTCAGCAGCTAGCAATAATGCTTCTTTGCTCGGTGGCTTCACAAGTCCAGCCGCTTGTCTTTCCTTCATGTGCTTTCGCTGATGTTCAATTGCATCGACACATTCTAGATTTGAGATATCGTTGTTGAATGTGTCTTCATCCTTATGATGAATTTCCATTCCTTCGGGGATAGGCCCATTATGGCTTTCCCATATCGCTCGATGAAGATTACTTGGCCCCTTTCCTGACCATTTGTGCTTGCGATAATAATTCCCGTTCAATGCGTATACTATTCCATCAAAGACAATTTTCTTTTCACGAACCATACTTACCTCCTATTGAGTTGAGGTAAGTATACCGCAAATTATCTGCTAAGCATAATTAAGCTTAGGTATTCGTAATTCTCCGCCCCACGTCTCGTTTGTCATGCTATCGGCGTTGACACATGTATAACGTAACACGTCGCTGCCGTGGCTCCATTCATCATGCATCGGAGCGCCAGGCTCATTTGTCTGCTGATTAATCGATCGTCGATAGCGCTTAGCGCATTGAATCAGGCGCTCACACTTATCTTTATTGAGATAGATCCGGTTGAATGTCATCCTGACCAATCGAATACCATCTTCAATCGACATATTCGGCGTAATCGCCACATTCCAGCCGAATGCTTGCATTATCTCTTCGGCGCTCTTTCCAGTCTTGAAGTCCTTATTACGCCCATCATGCGGCAAATAAAGCGTGCCCCAATTGTAATTCTTCTTCTTCAGTTCAGCCGAGTAATGATCCAGCGTCTTATGCGAATCCTCGATATATTCAATGATCCGCAGTTCAGATCCTTGGCGCTGAACCAAGCTGATCGCCATCGCGTCATTCCAGCCAAGGTCGAATACAACGTGGACCTTCAGCATTGGATCGTATGGAACGTCACGGATGCGCTTCTCATTCTCAGCCGTGGCTACTTCGTCGTAATAGATCGCACCAGCGACAGCAGGAAGGCACTTCCCCTCCCAAATCTGAGCATAACCTTTAGGGTCACGTCGTTGCGTATCCAGGCGCTCAGCTTCAAGGATATCCGTGAAGAATGGGTTTTGATCGTAATTGACCTGAATAACGAATGCATTGCTTGGAGGATTCAGCACGAAGCGCTGATATGTCTCATCGCTCTCAAGCTCAGGATTGAACGTTACCCATATCTCTGAGCCTTCTTTACGAATGGTCGGCGTGAGAACGTCCCAGGATCGCTTAGAGACAGACTGGCCCTCTTCCACCCAGCAGATATCGCAGTTGGCGAATGATTTGATAGAGTCGATCGTATGGCTAGCCAGTCCTGCGAAAACGAATAGTGTCCCATTTTTTCCGCGAATCTCTTGATCTAGCGACTCATAGAATGAACTGAAGCCCATCGACTCGATTTCATCATCGAGTAGGGCTTTAACGGAGTCTTTGATTGACTTCTGCACCTCGCGAGTACAGAGAATGCGAAGCTTTGACTGCATGCCAAGGATGAGCAGAGCCTTGACGACATTGACGCTCTTTCCGCTACCCCGACCGCCATGAAGGATTTTGTAACGCTGGGGCTGAAAGAGTGGAGCGAAAATCTCAGGGATAGAGACTTCGCTCATTTCTTGGCAGGTATGAATTTGACGCTGATAGAGCCATCAATCAGATGCTCCCCATTAGCACCGGCCCCATTTACTTGCAGAGGAAGTACTTTACCTACAAGAGACATGAATGCAGAAGGATTCTCATCAGCTTGGCGAACGAGATAATCGACGCCACCCGCTTTATCAAGAGCATTTATGATTAGCTCTTTAATCTCTTTGGTGGATTTATTCAGGGAACCTTTTGGTCGGCCCGCTCCAGCATTAGGAGGCTTCCCCGAGGAAATATTTTCCAGTACTTTATTGCTCATAATCTGCCTGGATTCCGAAGATTGTCCAGCCTCTTATGTTTAAGGAATGCGGCGGAAGAGTAATCCCTCCCATGAACCGCTTAGAATTACACCAGCAGCGCTGGTATATGAGCATCTTAACTGAAAATCATTCAGTGCGCCAACTAATATGCGTGTTTTTGGATCAAGGCTCTTACTCACGATATCGGTTGTAGATAATGCTCGCGGCATTCTAACGGGTGAATTGGTATTTGGGCCACGGAAATAGAATAGAACGTCTGCGCCTTTACTCGTACCGCCGCCGCCAGCAGATGAGTTAATCTGAATGTCGATATCGTAGATTAGAAGTGCATGACCGGCTGGAACGGTGTATTGGCTTCCCTTATCGACGCCTGGCGATAGATCGGCTACCGTGGAGATTGGGATTACTTGACGAGTAGTTCCACCACCTACATCGCGCACAGTGATCGTACCGAGATTACGCAGGCCAGATCCTACAGTGCTTAGCCCGACTGAATTGATACGGTAGAACTGAGTAACAAGTGGGACCGCAGTGGTTCCGTTAGTAGA